TTCTTCTAACTATATCTGGTGAATTTTTATTTCTGCCTCCCGATTTTCTATATGCCCGATGTAGTTTCTTTACTCTTCTCAAACATGAATCACATAATGAACAATTTATTTGACATACTTCGTGAAATACCCATTTTTCACAAAAATCACAAAGCTCCCAAATATTAGTTTTTTGAATTATTATATTTAATAGTGCTTCATCACCATATTTCTCAAGACACTCTTGACATACATAAAATAGACTTGATAATATTTTATCCATTTTATGACACTTATAACATACTCCTTCACTATGAATGTTTATACTTTTTTGTTCATCATTTTGAACTCTAGCTCTTTCTCTTCTAGTTATATCATTTTCTTTAAGAACTCTTTCAGCTAAATCTCGTTTCTGTATTCTATCCTTTTGATCAGTTCCACCTTTAATCCAACCTAATCTTTTACCTTCAGTCATATATTTAAGAATATTCTCTCCAAGATATTTAATGCTTTCTGTTGATCTATTTTTAACTCAATTTGAATCCTATTTGCTATAGTCATGGGTGTAACAAACAGATTTTTTACCTCATCTTCAATTATTCTTTTAGACTCTATGAGTAATTGACCATCAGATAGCATTTATATCCCTCTTTTATCTTTTTTAACTTCAGCTTCCATAGAACCAATTACTTTTGAACGAGTTTCTTTATCAGGATATTCATCTTTTAATTTTTCATCCCAATATTCCCATGTATGATCTCTAATCGTTTTTTCAATAGTATATCCTTTCTTTGTAACATTCTTAAGTTCATCCCCGGTTTTCGATACTTTTTTCGCATCTTCCAGTTCTTCTTTTATTGTAGATAAATTTTTGGCGTTCTCTACTTTTTTCGCATTTTCCATCGCATACTGTAATGTATTCTCTTGATACTTTTCCATCTTATTACTTAATGTAGTACCTGTTCCACTACCCGATATATCTCCTACTCCCCTTCCACCCGGATCACTTGGTCTTTGATTTCCCGGTTGTCCGTCAAACTTTGTTTGTCCTTCTTTCTTGGGTGAACTTGATTTACTTTTATTAGGATCTTGTGGATTACCACCTATTCCACCCATTCCACTCATCATCATCATTTGTCTTTCTGGATTTGGATGTTGTGAAATTTGTAATTCATCGTTACCATCAGTTTCTACATCGAATCCCATTCCATACATCTTAACTGCATTGTCAATCTTCTGTCCTCTAACTTGTTCTTCCCTAAGTTGGTCAATTTCTTCACTGTCTACCAAAGCAATTACCCAATCATCAATCTCAAACAAGTCTGTAATCTGAGCGAAGAATTGTTCATTGAAGAATCTTTGGAACCATTTTATAGTCCTGTTTGTAATTGTAACCTGTAATGACTCGTTTCCAAGTCCAGCCTTTGCCTGTTCACCATAGAATAGAGGCTGAATACCATATACTGCTGATATGATTTGTCTTAATTCTCTTCTAAGATCATTTAGTTCTAATTCCTTAAGATTTGGAGTAAGATCAATAAACTGGACTCCCTGTTTGACATTTTCCGTATTTAACATAATTGGTCTTGGCATATATGGATCTATTCTAGCTCCCTGTCTTTGTCTCTCCATAAAAGCTGTGACAGCTTCGGGGTTTCGACTTCCCATTACTAATAATGATTTTGGAGGTCTATCCTTGTCAAAGTACTTCCAAATATACTCATCTTGATACATTAATGATAATACTTTCTTCCAAATAGACTGAAGTGGTGAATTACCATACAATATATCTGGATAATATTTTCCAGCAATCCAAATAATTTCATCTTTTGAATACATCATTTTTATGTAATTTCCAGCATTTACGACTCCATAAGGAACTGCGTTTGTCTCTAGAAATGCATTAAAACACTCACATCCACATATATCACAAACAGGCATTCTTAAAGTATGATCCCTATGTGCATAATCTGGACAAATATATCTTGGAATGTTATCCGAACCAACTCCCAAAATTCCTGAGTTGCTTGCAACTATAGATACTTGAGTTGGACTAATTCTTATAATTTCATCAATTTCAGAATTTACAACATCTTTTAATGCTCTTTTAGTTGCTCCTGTAATTGGATCAGGTTTAGGTAGGTCTACTATTTTCCACTTTCGGGATATTAATGCATAACCAGCATCTATAATATCTAAATCTCTTTCTACCTCTCTTGCAATTATTTTTAAATTCTGTCTGTTGTTATTTACTTTTTTATCTATCAAAGTCTGTAGGATAATTCTATGTTTAGGATCTGGAATTTTCCATTTTCTAGGATTGGTATTACCACAAATATCACATTCTAAATTATCAGTTGGTTTCGTATCTTTGACTTGTTGTTTTGGTCTTTTAACACCACCAATTTCACTCAAAGGACTCATAGGAATATATGTTTTAGAGGGTTTACCTTTAAATTCCTTCAAACATGATAAACATTTATACTTATATCTTGCTCTAACTTCAATACCATTTCTGAACATCTCTCTTTGAATGGTTTCATAAATTGCCCGCAAATCTCCGACATAATCAGCCAGTTCATATTGCATACTTGGTGATACACGCCAAATTGGAACTTTACTACCTTCGGGAGTATCCATATAAGGTTGAGGTATAGAAGATCTAGAATTAGACTGTAAAAATGTCTGATTCATTTCTTTCATAATCTCGTAATGATCTTGCGTAACTCTGTCATATTCATCCTTGTTCACGAATTGGTAGTTACTAAAAGTGTCCCGAAGTCTGCTTATTATTCCCATACCTCACCAAACCATACAATACACTTAAACTTTGTCAAATTCATCATCACATTCTGGACAAACTAAATGATTTTTAGAGTAATCGGCTCCTTCCAATTCAATTTCCATTCCCCGAAGCTCAAAACAATTTGGGCATATAGGTATATTATCTTCCATATAAAAAGCTATCTATAAGCCCTTTATAAGTGTTTACTTATCATATATAAATGTTGTTGTTAATCAATATTGCCCTTCTTAGCTTCAGTTTTTGCAGCTGTTATCTCTTTTTTACGTTGTTTTTCTTCTTCTACTGCAACATCCATATCTACAACTCCCGATTGTGAGAGTCCAAACATTACTTCAGTTTGACGATCTTTAGGTGAATCTATCATTTTTGCTATTCTAAACTTCCCCGATTTCATAAAGTAAACACGATATGTAGATTTGTGAGCAATAATTGTACCACCTACAGCAACGGTAGGATCTCCATAAAATACCATAGGACTAGTATATACTTGATTAGTCCAAATTACAGCTATCTTATGAAATTTTGCCATATTATTACATAGTGTTAAAAAGTTATCAAGATATTTTTGCCTTTCAGACAACATTCCTCTACCTGAGAAATCCTGTCTAAATAAACCTGTAGCACTATCAACTACAATTAATTTATATGAATCATCTTTAACAAGTAATTTTTCCACTTCCAAAAGTATTTTATACTGATCTACTGAATTAAATGCATCAGCAACCGATATATTATCAAGAACCTCATTTGAATCTAAACCTAATGACTCAGAAATTGATTTAATTCTACTTGGTTCAAATGTACCTTCTGTATTTATCCAAATTGCTTTCGCATCAAGCCCACCTCTGTTATATAGATAAATTTCTTCTAACACAAAACCCTTATTATATTTAACAGCTATTTCACAATCATCACAATAATATTTATTAGATTCTTCGTATATCTTATTACAATTAGGACATATCAAATCTTTTGGTAATTGAACTCTCACACACATAGTATGACAAAATTGAGTTTTTCCACATCCAAATTCTGCATATATCTCTGTAGTAGCACCACATTCTATTCCACCCATAAATAACTTATCCAGAGCCTTTGTTCCAGTACTGGTTTTTTCAATTTTATTATCCTCAATTTTATATTCACTACCTTTCTTAAAATATGATTTTATGTTTCTCTCCTTATTATATGCATCACGAGCCAGTTGAAAATGTGCATTAGCAGTTTCATTATCAACTTCTATCATTTCAGCATATTGTGGAGGAGGTATAACTAATAATTCTTCAACACAAGTAATTCCTTTTGCTTCTAATTCTGCCACTTTTGCTTTCCCCCAACCTTTGATTTTTGACAGTTCCATAAGATTTTAATAGTACGCCAGTATAATAAGGTTATGTCAGATGTGATAGTTTACACAATAGACAAAGAAAATATGGTTGTTGATCAATTTACTTGCGAAAGAGAATATGCAATACAAATGTATCATAATAAAAAAATAGATGAGGGAAGATATTTAATTGCAAATCCGGGAGATGATATAAAATTTAAATTCAGAAGAAAACCATTAAAGGATGTCAGACACTCTTCGGAGTCTCAGTCTTCTGTTCTTTAGATCCAGTTAAGTTCAACATAGCAATTTCACAATTTTCTAATCGCATATCTGGACTATCAAAAAACATATAATCACCAATCGATAATCTGACTGTACCGTATCCAGTTCTACCTTTATGTGGAGGTTTGGAAACAACTATACTAATGTTACATTCAACTTTAGTCATGTTCAATTTTCTCCTTTTGTTTTTCTTCAAATGCTTTAATTCTTGCTTCAAGTTGTTCCTTTACCACTTCAGGAGATATAGCCTTTTTTAATTCCTCTAATATTTTATTTTCATCAGTATCATCTTCCCATTTTCTATTTTCAATATTTTCAATTAATGTTTTTAAATTATTTTCAACCTGTTGATACACATTTGCTAATTTATTAGCCTGATCTCTTGCTTGAAGTAAAGTAAAACCTAAAACATATACTGCTCTATGAGAATTTTTAAATGAAAGATCCCCGATTGGAACATCTACCACTACAGCTGGGAATTTTCTAATTCTATCGATTGGTACTTGGCTTAATTTCCTCATTTGTTCAGCGACTTTAGGACTTTCAGTTGCTCTCATTATAAATCCCTCATTATTGTATCTTTTTCCTTTATCATAAGTTTTTGTTGCTCAAATTCTTCAA